AAATGATCAAAGGACTTGACAAGCTTCCGGGTTCCATGATAGGGTCGCAGGCATGAGTAAAGACGCAGATAAGAAAAAGGGATTGGCCGCAGTTCTCGAAAGGCTCAACGCGCTTGAGGGCAAGTTCGTAACAGCCGAAGACTTCAAGAAACAACTCGACGAATACGAAGGCAAAATTCTTCAGAAAATTCCTGCAATGACACGCGCCCAGATTCATGGTGGGGCCGAAGGCGTCGACGGACAAAAACTGAACGCCCAACTTTCTTTCATGTGCCGAAACAACCCCAAGAGAAATTTCGATGAAGCCGAAGCTAAGGCTTTGGGAATCGAAATCGGAGCAGGCGGTGGGTTCCTAGTACCAGAGGAATTCATGGCTGAAGTCAACCGCAAGAAAATCAAGCGGTCTGTCATCCGTCCTCTGGCCAAAACTTTCAGTGGAGTAAGCACCAAAGGTTCCATGCCTAAAGAAGGTGGAACCGTCAAAGTGATTTGGGAATCTGAGAACATCAAGACTCCTGAAACACAGAACCCAGTTTTCCAGAGCACCACTTGGGCCTTGAATAAGATGAAGGGCCTCATCAAAGTTTCTGACGAACTCGTTAGCGGTTCTGGAATCGACATGTTTGCTCTACTGTCTGACATGTTCGGTGAAGCCTTCGAAGTCGAGGAAGATTTGGTCTTCATGAACGGAAGCGGTTCGCTTCGACCTCTAGGAATCAGGAACACCCCAGGGATCGTCGCAGTACCACAGGCTGGGGCCGATCTAGACTACGACGACTTCATCAATATCAAGCATGGCCTGAAGGTCCAGTATCGGAATGATGCAGTATGGCTACTTCCGAACACAGTCTTAGAAACAGCTGCCAAGATTCGAGATGGTCAGGGTCGCCCAATCTTTATCGACATTGCCGAGCTAGGTAATGCAGGCGCGCCCATGCCACCCATGACAATCGGACGGTTCTTAGGTCGCCCTGCTTTCGAGCAGAACGACATTCCTACCGATCTTGATCCAGGTGGGAACAAATCTGAAATCTGGTTTGGGGATCTAGGCCAATACTTTGTGTTTGACGGAGGCACGATGGAAATGTCGACCTCCACTGATCTGTTCTTTGACGAGGACGCAACCGCCGTCAAGATGCTTCAGTTCTTAGACGGTAAGATCGGTCAAGAGGAAGCCTTCAAATTCGGATCGGGGATCAAATAAGATGAGTGGACGAACGGGAGCGAGCGCAGGTGGAACACTAGGTGAACAGCTCAAACAAGTCGTGGCTATCATCCCTGCCGACCAAGTTCCTGCGACTGTCAACGGCCCCGCCATTGATCGTCAGAGATTCAATGTCGGCGTGCTTGTGGTTCAAGGTGGAGCTGCCATTGGTGGCCCGTCTGCCCAGACAGCCGACTACCTAATTCAAGAGGCCGACGCCGCTGCAGGTCCGTGGACCAATGCAGTCAAAGGCGCGTTTGGTGATGTCGTAACGACCCAAGAGACAGCCGACAACTTCATCCAAGAGCTTGAAATAGACTTCAGAAAGATGAAAGCCTTCGTTCGGGTTCAGCAGCTTACTGCCCTCACGGGTGGAACCTCCTGGCCCCAAGCTGCATCCATGGTTTTGGGTGCCGCAGTCCGAGAACTACCAGCAGTCTAATCCTTGAAGTTTAGAGCCCTCATCTATGGTGTTCGCCTCACGATAAACGGGCGAGTCAAAGATTACGAATCTGGTGATACTTTCGAACTAGATCCAAAAGTCGATGCTTTCAGGATTGAGCAGCTGACAGGTACCAAACCCCCTATGATCGAGGAAGTAAGAACACCCAAGCCTATGACCAAGAAGCAGATGGCCGCAGCCAAGAAAACAGAGGAAGAGGCTGCAGCTAAAGTTGATGGCAAGCCAAAGTCTGGGATCTTAGCCAAAGCCGCGAGTGCTGTTAGTTCGATCATGGGTGGAGGTGGCAACCCCGATGCAGACGCAAAGGTCAGGATCGACATTTATCCAGATGCCAAGAATGATGGCAAGTTCGTTCTGGTTCTAGACGAGGGTGTCGAAGGTACAGAGGAAAACCCCAACCCCAAGATTTTCGAGGACTTATCTGAAGGTGACACTGATACATTGGTCAAAGATTCTGGCCTGCTAGAGGACAAAAAAGATAACGTCCTCAAGCACGATGCGCCTTACGACTTCCCGGACCCAAACGCGACCCCGGAATAAGCCTCTTACAAACACCGCTTCACAGTGACCCCCAAGCTCGGTAAGAAGGTTGGGGGTTTTTCTATGGTAGGATCCTTTCATGGCTAACGAATACACGACCTCATCCCCTGTTCTTAGAGCCCTCGGAATTCAGAATCCAAGCACAGAGCAAACGCTACTCGTAAACGAGAGCATCGAGGGAGCCAGCCGATTCGTTGACAATGACACCAACGAGATTTGGAACACTCGGAGTCTTACTGTCCTGACTGAGGCCGTCGAGCATCAACGGAAACTATTCATGCCATTCAAGATCCAGTCGATTACGACCGTGAAAGAGGGCGTGCGTGGGGGCCAGCCTGGAGTCCTGCTTTCAGTCGATGACTTCCACGTCTATCGAAGTTACCTAGAGAAAGATGCAGGCGTGTTCTGGTCTAGGGAACAGCTGGACATAGAGGTCGTGGGTATCTTCGGGCCTGTGACGACGGACGCCGACATCGTTAGGGCTACCGTTGAGATTGCATCTCAGATGGCACAGCTCAAGAAACGGAGCTTTGTAAACCAAGACGGCATAGAACAGACCGTCCTGCAGACAGCCCTACCCGACTTCGTGAAAGACATTCTGAACCAGCGCAGAAAGTATCCTCTGATGGATCAAGTCTTCAAAATTAGCTAATAGATGGGTCTATACGCCGATACAATCAATTCTGTATACGACGAGCTAAAGGCCAAGCTAGTAGGTGGACAGCCCTTGGACTTCATAAGTGGAATATTGCTAGGGGAGCAGGACCAACAGCTTACCCTAAAGCTCCCACACCTATTGGTGATGCTTCCAGATCCCTTCACGGAAGAAATATGGGCAGCTCTGAAAGACAAACGAGAGACCCTATTTAGAGTTCAAATCTTGGTCGCTGTTGAGGCTCCGTCTGACAAGGAGAGACCGTATGGACTTAGTGGAGATCCGACTAAACGTGGAATTCTTACCGTGACAGAGGACGTGATGAACCAGATCGAATTATCGAGGACCGCTATTCTTGCCTCCAGTCCCAAAAACATCGACATGAATTTGAACGCTGGCCAAGGCCAGAACATCGGAGGACAGGATTACGGGACAACTATTATGCTAAGATTCAAGCAGAGATTCTTTCACGGAGACCGCTAATGACAGTTGAAGGTACACACAATACAAGCATGGCAGGCGATGGCAAAGTCAAGATCAAATATACGGGGCCTAAGGCTGAAGTCATCGAGCCTGAATCAGCTTATAAATTCAAACGCGGTGAAGCTGTCGAGGTTGATTCTCTTTTGGCAACTCGGTTGATTGCAAATGGCCAATTCAAAAAGGTGACTAAGTAATGTTTACACTAAACCATCTAGCCTATATCGGGATTCAGAAAGAAGCTGTCTGGGGAGTACCCATCTTTTCCGCTTTGGACTTTGGAACTCACCAGTCAGATTCTATCCTTGTTACACCTACCCCGATTGTCGCTGCTGGCATAAATAATACTCCGACTATGAATAAGAGGGTCGCTGGCTTGAAGGTTGTCTCTGGTGGTTTTCCCTGGGAAGTTGGCCCCGAAGATCTTACAGCTGAGCTTCTAAAACATACTTTTTCTAAGGAGACTTTCGTAGATGACGGAGTAGGTAATGGGGGTCAGCACACATTCGCGCCACGCGATCTGGCAAACCCTCTGCCTCCTGGTCTGACAATTCAATTAGGTCGAGGTCGCACCGACGCTGTTCGAAATGCTTTTGGATATCGAATCTCTACGCTGACTTTCTCCCTAGATCCAGATGGACTCTTGCTCGGAACTGTAGAGGGAACAGCTAAAGACGAAGCTGCAGGAGTTTTGCAGACTCCGGTTTACAGTCTCGAAAATGAATTCTTTGGATCCGATGTCAATGCGATTCTAAACGTCGACGGCGCGACAGCTTGTATTCGCAGTTTCACGATGGCGATTGCAACTGGCCTTGTTGGTGACAGGCGTTGTCTTGGAACTAACTTGATCCAACAGCAAGCACCTGGGGTCTACGACGTGACTGGTTCATTCGGTTTGTTCTACGAGGATGAAGTCATAGCCGACAAGGTTAGAAACCACGCACCTTTCAGCATAGATATTGAACTGCGCGGAACTTTGATTGGCACGACCCAAAGACTAATCAAGTTCGATATTCCAAATGCTCAATTCAACGGCGCAAGTCCTACGACACCAGGGCGAGAAGGCGAATTGCTTCTAGAGCTTGGGTTCCAAGCCATCAGGAAAGCAGGCAGCGAACTTGCAACGATCAAAGTAAACAATTCTGTAAGGTCAGCCTACTAAGGGGGGCGACATGTCCCTCACAATGCGGGTCGTTCCTGGCCCAAACAACAAGAAAATCTTTGAAGCCCTAACCGACAAGCGCGCTATAGAACTTGCCTTCGCGCGGGCCAACACAGAATTCGCAGTCTTTCTAAAACAGAGATTAGTCAGAATGACCCACCAGAAAGTTAGGAAGCGCACAGGCACTCTAGCCAAAAGATGGAGAGCAATTCCTACACCAGAAAAAATCACAGTCACAAACGATGCTAGGTCTAAAGTCGGTGGAACTCCCTACGCAGTCTTTCTTGAGCGTGGAACAAGACCTCACTTTGTCGCGCCCAGAAGGGCCAGCGTTCTTGTTTTTAGGCTTGGAGGCAGGGGGCCAATTTCTTCTTTCAAAGCGATTAGTGCAACATCTAGAAAGAACTTCGGATTTTCCCGTGGTCACAAGGTTCGAGGAATCAAACCCCGAAGGATCTTCAGATCTGCTTTCGATCCTATCAAGGATAATCTAGGCAAGCTGAATTTCAAGCACGTTCGACAAGCTCTATTACCATGAGAGTAAAACCCCCAGATCACGACGCGATTCCAAGTCTTATGGAATTTGCAGCTCTAAGAAAGAAGATGCTCAAAGGTCAGCTCGACGAACCGCAAACGCTACGATGGCTGCGAGGCGCGTTCTATTTTGAAGGCCAGGACGATCCCGAATGGAATCAAGAGCGAGCCTATAAAGCTGCCCTGCATCCTGGACTGGAAAACGCAAAAATCAAAGTGGAGCTGGTCTAGTGGCTGCAGACGAAATAATTGAATATCTCATCAAGGTCGACAAAGACACTGGGGCCGTCAAGAACGTCACGGATGAAATCCAAAAGCTCGATAAGCAAGTAGGCAAACTGCCAAACAAGTTCAAAGCAGTCGGGCGTTCTATTTCAGATGTAGATAAGAAAACCAAGGGGCTCGGGGATAATACAAAAGGGCTCCAGGGCAAAACGAAGCAAGCCTTTTCTTTCCTCAAGGCCCAGTGGATAGGGATCGCAGCTGGAATCGCTTCAGCTATCGCCGCTGTAAAAGCTTTCGGCTCGGCTATGGATCTTGCAGACCTGGCCTCCAAAGCCGAGGACATATCTTTTGCCTTCAACAAATTTTCAGAAGCAGCTGGACAAAGCGCGAAGATTTTGCTCGGAGAATTACGGCAAGCGGCGAAGGGTACGATTTCCGATATCAATCTTATGGAGAAAGCCAACGCGGCTTTTCTTCTGGGGGGCAAAGAGCTTTTTGCTGAGCTTCCTAAGCTTATCGAGATCGCCCGAGGCGCGGCTCTTGCAACCGGCCAGTCGGTCGAATTCCTTTTTGACTCGATTGTTCTTGGAGTTGGAAGGCAGAGTCGTCAGATTTTAGATAATGTTGGCATAATTCTCTCAGCCGAAAAAGCTAACCAACAATATGCAGATGCTTTAGGAATCGAAGCTTCGCAACTTACAGATGTGCAAAAGAAACAAGCATTCCTCAATGGGACCCTTGAGGCAGGCCAGCTCTCCCTCGATGCTCTGGGCGGGTCGGTTACTCTTCAGACAGATCGCTTGGCTAAGATGAAAGCAATTTCGGAGGAAGTAGATCGAGTATGGGGCGAAAGGTTAAAGCCGACAGTTGACGCGCTTAGAGATTCATGGACAAATTTCAAGCTTACCCTTCTGCCGGACGACATTCGCCGGAACATGCTTTCGATTGAGGAATTGAACACCAGAATATTTGAAGAAAAAATTAGAATCGACGAGCTTACAGAAGCAAATGAAGAGGCTGGTCGGGGCCAGCGCCGAGCCATAGGCCAAAGGGGTATTGAAATAAGCCAGCGCGAAGCAAATATTGTTGTCATGCAAAAAGAAATTGAAGAGAGAGCAAGACTAACTGAAGCGGCTGAAAAACAAAGACAAAAGAATCAGGAGCAACAGGACGCCGCCGATGAAATCCTAGCCAAAGAAAACGAGAGGCTTGCGATCAGGGAATCAAACGCCGCGAAAGAACAGGCGAGGCTCGAGGCTACATTCACAGATAGACAAAAAATCGAAAAGCTTACAACTCAGCTTCTAGAGGCCGAAGGGAACCAGCGGCTTGCTATAGCAAGGCGAATCGTATCTCTAGAAAAGAAAATAGATGATGCAAGAAGGGCCGGCAAAGTCAAGCTTGCGAAGACGCTTCTGGCGATTGAACTAGCGGCCGCTCAAACTATTATAAAGCTAGCATTTGAAACGGGAGCTGGACAAAAAACCACGGCGCGCGATGTTGCTAGGGAAGTAGTGAAGACTGTAGGGAATGCGGCGGCGTCTCAAATTTTGGCCCATGCGGCTACAGGAGCCAGTAAAGAAATCGCTACAAAGGGCTTGGCAGGCTTGCCGTCGGCCGCTCTTGTATTAGCGAAGGGCGCGCTTCTAGCGGCTGGTGTAGCGGCCATCACGGGGGCCGCTGTAAGGAACATAGGCTTCAGCGGCGGTGGTGGTGGTGAAGAGGCTCCAGTGCCAACTATTGAGACACCAGAATTTGGCGCTTTCGATGCGGGACCGTCTTCAGACGAAATCGCAAATGCGCCACCAGGATCCGAACCGGCATCTGGACAGACTGTGCTAATTTCAATATCCGGTGCTGAAATATTGGTGGCTGAAGAAGTGGCCCGACAAGTGCGTGAATCTATAGCAAGATTGGCGGCGACATAATGCCTGCATTTCAAGATCCTATAAAATTGGGTAGACCGAGAAAGGAGCTTTCTTTCACCGCAGATGTGGATGAGCTTGGACAAATTGGCCAGAGCATAGCAAGCTCGGAAAGAACTGTAAGGAATGCGGCGGGGGAATTGTTCAAACGTACTTTCAGAAAACAAATGGCTGACTTCAGAGTCAGACCAACATTTCCTACCACTGATACTTTGAAGAACCAACTTGAAGGGCTAAAGCTTATAGCGGACGAACCGCTCTCATTCTTTTTTGCGGACGATTGGCCAATCATTGCGGATAGATACACACTAGACACCCCCACGACTTTCAAGCTGTCGACTTCACCCTATACACGATTGGGCAAGGCGTACAAAGATGCAGGTGGGACGGATACCGACATCATAAACATTTCGAAAGTCTTCGATACCTACAAATTTGACGGCGAGCCGGGGGGAACGGATCATTTTGCCGGGGGATCTTATGACGCCGTTACCCGAATCGTGACGCTTGGATCCCCACCGCCCGGAGGGATCGGGTCGGCCATATTTGCTAATTGGACTTATAAAGGCGCGCTTGTGAACTTGAGACCATTCCAACCTCAGAATCGTGGCGGTAATGTTAGCGCAGGAAGCCCTCTCTGGGCTGTTTCTTTGAGGTTGGACGGGATCTAGCGATGAAACTATTCGATCCAGTCCAAAAAAAAGAGGTGGAGGTTGTAACAAAAACCTTTGAACTGAAAATGAAGCCCGGAACCGCAGGGACCGCAAATGATCCACACCAGCCCTTGCTTGCGGATGCACTCGAAAACAAGGCTTACAAATGGACCGTGAATGACAAAGACAACACGATCACGGTGTGGGCGGAAGCCAAAGAAATCACAAACATAGCAAAAACCCACAAAGTAGTAATTTAGTGGCTCGCCCATTTCATTTTTCCAGTGATCCTTTATCCCTATGGACCGTTGTGGATATTATTGGCGCGGGCAACTGGAGCCAGTCGGGATCACTCGAAACAGCATTTAGAACATCCGGCCCGGCGGGGGGGAGTATCAGTGCTTTAGTCAGAAACACCGACACCGCAGATGAGCAAACGGTGGAAGCCCGAGTCAAGGCTAGTCCTTGGACCAATGACGAACAAGGATTTTCTGTTCTCGCGAATTTTATAGATTCGGATAATTTCTATTATGGGAACATTCAGAGATTCCAAGGTTTGGCGCGAATTGTAAAGGTCGTGGCTGGGGTTTTCACTGTAATGACTCAGACGTCGAGCCCCTATTCGTCCGGGACCTTTGTCCGCATCAAATTGACCACGGAAAACAACGGATCGAATAAAGATTTGGAATTTTTCAGGGATGGTGTTTCCTTGCTCACGGTTTCAACCTCTGACAAACACGGAACTGGACAGGCGGGATTGCTATATCACGGCGTGGCCTCCGGGAACATCAACGATTATGATTGGTGGGCCTTCAACATGAGTCAAAATATTTCGAGCGTTGTTCCTTCTAGTGGGGGAGTGTCGGGTGGGACGAATGTTGCTATCAACGGGACCGACATTGGGGACAGTACTCTAGCGGAATTTGGAGGTCTGCCCGCAACAGGAAACGTCGCGACGCCTAACACTAAACTTGATTGTATCACCCCGGCAGGCGCTCTGGGTTTCGTGGATGTAAAAATAAAGTTTGGAACGCTGGGATCCGAGGAATTTACCTTCACTCTTGCATCCGCATACGAATATACAGCAGATCCATTATTGGATTTGGGTCGAGTCAACCAACAGTTTTTAGACGCACAAAAAGCCCCTGCCTCAGAGATGAAAAAAGAACTAAAGGCTTGGCTCAGGAATGTGGCGGCTAGCGCGGAAGGGTCCGTCGCGACCGGTGATGATCTAGACGCGGATCATCCGGCCTCTGGCGCGATCGATGGTGATGCCGCCCACCTGAATTTTGGGCCCGGATCCGGAGCCGAGAATGGAATCGGTAAGGGCGGTTGGAAATCTTCTGCGGCTTCGCTATTACATTTTATAACCTCGGCTTCTGATTGGAATGGCGGTGTCCAGACAAATATAAAAACGATCAATGATGCAATTGAAACCGCTTTTGACACGAGCCGATACGAACAGGACTTCGACGGGCTCGCGGATGGCGCTCTGGCAACCCAAGATGGCTGGGCCAATATTAGTGGTACGGGAACCATAGATGTCGGCGCAGCTTTTGCATTTGGCGGGGGCGGTAAGGGCTTGCAGCTAAAAACCGCTGGAGGTCAAACCCAAAGGGTTGTAAGAAGGTCCATAACTTTCGGTACAAAAGTAACGCTTTCTCACCGGCTACAGCTCAAAGATATAACCGGCGGTCCCAACTTTATTTTGGGGGCAACCGGAACCGGGCAAGTTATTTGGGGATTCGACGGAACCGACAACACGGTCAAATTCTTTTCGGGAAGTTGGAAGATTACTACCGTCAGACACGTGACGCCTATAAATATTTTTGAGCGTTGGGTCATTCATTTGGATAGAACGACAGCCGCATCTACTGTGTTCAGATTGTTTATTGATGGCGTTCAAATACATGAGATGGTTTTGGACACGACGGGCATGAACGAAATGGATATTAGATCAGGGGGTGTCACTTCTGAAACTTATTTCGATGATTTGAGAATTGGCGATAATCTCCAAGATACAGGCCAGCAAGAAAACGTCTTCGATTTGGGCGCGGATCCGGTGAACAATGGCCGCGCAGAATTGAGTTTCAATGGAGAAGCCAAGAGAGTCGAAACGCTTTTGCCCGGAGCTTTTTACGGAGCTGCAAACGACGATGGCCCAACTACTCTAAGGGCAGCCACCACACAAGATAGAATAGCACAAACATTTGAAGTTGATTCCGACGGAGTCATGACGGGCGTTTTGATTTATATATTAAGAGCAGGAACACCTGCTCCTGCCTACAAGGCTGTTGTTTCTTTGGAAATAGCAAATACGACAGGCGGGACTCCGGAACCGGGAACCGTTGTCCATGGTAGAAGCGTTGAAATTGATACCGCGTCCATAGGCACTTCGTCTAGGTCCGTTCTGTTTGACTTCCCAACCCCGATTCATCTGAAAGCGGGCGTGAGATATGCCCTTATTCTCGACGGGAAATTTGATATTGATGCGGTGAATCATATAGATTGGAGAAGCGACAATTCTGCGCCGGGTTATACCAATGGACAAGCTTTCATGTTTGATTCGGGAACCGCATCATGGAGTTCGTTAGCTAGAGATCAACTGTTCGCGGTCATTGGATGGCTTCAAGAGGAAACAGGCTTCGCCGGGAATGATCCGATTGCACAAACTCTTAGAACGTCATCCACATTTGCAAATTTCGCCCAAGGGTTTAAGGTTCCGTTTGATACGAAGATCCAATATTTGCAACTTCCTGTCCGTCAAGTAGGAACACTCCCGGTGAACAGTACGATTTGGTGGGAACTTTGGTCGGATAATGGAGCATCTCCTGGCAAGCCATTGGCTCTAATTCAAGAGGGCTACCATCACGACGCTACGGTCATTTCTGGGAATCCTATTCCGCACGATCAATTTGTTCTCTCACTTCCGCGTGAAGTCGAAGTCTTTGCAGGCGTGCAATATCATTGGGTGCTTAGAGGGAACTGGGCTTTTGCTTCAAGCCCTGGAATAAACATCCAAGCCGATGTTACGGGTTCAACTTATCCAGATGGAACTAGAAATTTTGGTGATGATAGTTTTCCCATAGTCTGGTCGCCGCCTGCAAATGAACCGCCCATCGTTTCAGATTTCGACTTCAAGATCTTAGGTACGCACAGACCTTCTTTTAGATTTGATGCGGCTTATTCCACGGACGATATTACATATGGAACCTTCCAAAAGATCACAGATAATCCTAAGAGACTTGGGTCGCTAGCCGACATTGCTTTCACTGGCGAGAAAAAACGCTTTTGGAAAATACGAGCCGAAGCGCAACGCAAAACCACGGACGGACTCGATGAGCCGTGGACCCCGATTCTATCCGACTACACCGTCAAAGCCATATTCAGGACTCGAAAAGAACTTAGGGTAGACATGGGACAAAGTAGAGTCATTCGCGGAATGGAAATCTACGCCCATCCCACAGAACATGGCATGAGGCAAATTGTCATCGAGCATTCAACAGATGATATTTCCTTTACACCGATCACGGCTTTCGATGAATTGGCGTCCCGAAGAAAAGGAGGGGGCGCGTCGGATCCCGTAAATGTGGCTGGCACGATCACCACGGACGGGGATTATATAAGAGTCATTTTTGATGCTGACATCACGATGCGATATTTCAAGATTTTTGTTGAAGACAACGACGACGAATTTGCTCGGATTATGGAAGTTAGAGCCTTTCGGGTCGAGGATTGGACCGATAGATGGGTCAAGCATTCGGAAGGTCAATCGGGTGACCCGCTTTTCCGGAAGGTTGAAGCCCGAAGTATGACAATCAGTCTAAGGAACGACGACGGGTTTCTTTCAGCCAAGAGGACAGAGGGTGGATTCAATGACCAAGTTGGCCCCGGCGTCAGGCTCTTTCCAAAAATTGGATACACAGACGGCGCGACTCTTGTCCGCCGTGGCGTTTTCTATGTAGAAAAATGGCCCGAAAAAATTAAAGATCCAACAATCCAAGTAAAGTCCCGCGACGGAACCAAGATCATGAATACTCAGGTTCGGGCTAAATTTACGGCCAGAAGAAGGACTACTGAACTCATCGAATACTTGGGAAATCTTTCGGGCATTCCTTCTACAGATATGAACCTCGATCAATCGGGGGACTCAATAAATTTCTATCTCGGGAAAGAGGTCAACGCTTATCAAGAGGCTCAAAAAATAGCTGAGTCAGTTGCCTTTAGCCGCCTATTTTTTGATGAAGAGGGATATTTGGTTTTTCAGATCGTTGGGAATGGTGTTCGTGACACAGAAATACAGGCGGATGGAAGTCTCGCCACGCCAAGGCGAACTATGGGTCCGCCCGCTTTCGTCGGTGACAAGATGTATATATTGATTTCAGAAGATGCGGGCGGAGGAGATGAGGATATAAATTTATTCGAGTGGGATATCGCGACTTCAGTTTGGACGAATCGCGGGATTGTCGCCACGGGAGAGGCCCGAATGAACGGGGCTTTGATTGCGTTCGATGAGAGAATATGGATTGCAACCTGGGAAGCGCCACTTCCTAATCTTGTCGGAAAACTTCAGGTCTACGACCCTTCTGATTTGAGCGTGACTGAAAAAATGAACCTGTTGCCTGAATTTTCCATCGCCGATTATGATTCCCCAGGACACAATGACGGCCCCGGCGCAAACGACGGAATAGTGCGATCGATGGTAAGCCAACTGGTTCAGGGACACCGTTGGATCATAAGTTGTGAAAGTTCAAGGCTCCGATATAAAAACAAGCCATACGAAATCGACCTCTTTAAGCTGAGAGACAAGGCGCATACAGATATAACTGGTTGGGACAATTCGGAAAGAATCATTCATGCTTTGCGAACAGAGAGCGACAAGCTTGTTGGACTTACAAAGAGAGAAGTTGGCGGAGACATCAAGGCTATCGAATGGGATTATGATGCTAAGACCGTCACAAACAAAGTCACTTTTCCTTCTATGGGAGGAAACCGCGGGCATGTGGTTGGTATGGATAACGTCGGCGATGGCACTTTATGGCTGGCGTACTCAACGAATTTAGGTGTGGGAGATGTTGGGGCGCGGCTATCAACGCTTGACGTTTCAGGGGACACATGGATTTTCACTGAAGGAGATGCGGTTGCTGATGTGGCAACCCTCGCACCATTTGCCGAAGGTGATGGCGTCGTTTATGCCGATGGTCTTATTCTTGGGTATTGGGGTAAACCCATTGGATCCGATTCTCAATATAGATTTATGGGAAGGGACTTGAAAGCTCCAAACGTTGAAAATACTGACATTGGCCCAATAGGTTCGGGCGGAACATCCCGCGTTGGTCAATTTAGAAGCCACACAGATGTAAATGGTGTTGTTTGGATATACGGAATCATGGATGATTTTAGAATTTTTGAACTTAGGGTCAGAGGTGTTCTACCGGCGCAAGAAGTTTCCACAAAAATTATATCTGAAGATTCGGAAGGGCTGCTAAGAGACATGAGCGCGGATCGAACAGACGAAGCGGGGGGTGAGGCGGCAATCATAAACGTGGCTTACATAAAAAGCCGACCCCTGATTGCAGAACCGGATCTAGAGCAAGTGTGGGAAGGTTCCGATTTTCCTTGGGCTGTAAACAAAGACACTCTCATTGAATTTGATGTAGAGCTAGAGGAAGAGTGCGACCCCTCGACCATAGCCTTCCAATCACCAACCCCTCAATTTGCCGATGGCGGGGCCGGTGTGGCGACTCTAAAGGATGTCATCGATGGGGGCTCCACTATTCGGAGTACGAGTCGCGTCCGAATAAGTATCGACGTAACTGCTGGGGGAAGGCTCACAGGACTTGCTTTGGAAGGAAAACCATTGAGGCGGCAAGGAACTTTGATCGCCGTAGCTCTGGGAAAACCGTCAAGCAAAAATCGTTTTGGCATTCGAGAGTTTTTCAGGCAGAACGACTATATTTATAATCCGATGAATCTCATGGGACTTGCAAAAAGTCTTGTCGATAGGTTTCAGACTCCCAAACAAAGGATCACCGGTCTTCGAGCTTTGGCTCTTTGGGATCTTCAGTTATTCGACAGAACGACTCTTATTGCGGCTACGCTTGGGATCAATGGCGATTACTACATAACCGGCATCCAAGGATCGTTCGAAGATCCCGACATGACCTTCGACGCGATAGAAGTATGAAAGCGAAAATTGATAGAGCCGTCATCACTTGGGAGGGGTTGCATATAGAATGGACTGTCTTTGATGACTCTGGTCGGCCTGTGTATTCTGCCAAAAGACTTATTGAAAGAAACGCCCAAGAGAACAACACCGCCCTAATTGCTCGAGGAAATGCTGCGGCTCTAACCGACTCAAACAGGGTAAAGGCCACGTATTCGCAAGGTGGGCAGGATGTGATTTTGGAAATGGAACCACTTGATTGAGGTCTAGTAGACAGATTTAGGCTCGGGAGATACCATAGGGTCATGAAAAAACTACTTGGATTGATCGCGTTTTCAATGGTGTTAGGACTTCTTTCGACGGCTAGAGCCCAAATTCCATACACAGATAAGGCAGAAGGCTTTGGCGGTTCTTTCTTCACAGCTGAAACAGCTACAACGCAGGGCAAGTGGTTTGATACTAAGAAATGGGGCGGTGCTGGAACGCTTCAAGTAACTGGTGCTGGAACCTATGTCATTCAAATTCGTGGGTCCAACGCAGAATTTATCCCTCTAGACACCGACGACCAAGTTCAGGTCGGAAAAGACATCACGGTTCCAGGTATTCATGGAATGAATTTCAATACTCGATGGGTAAAAGCGATCATAAGCACCTACACATCGGGAACGATCACGGCTGAATTCTGGATGGGGCAAAAGGGATCCTCGACCTACTTTTCTGTAAACGAAAAGGGCGAGATCTCTACAACTTCAAGTGGTGGAGCAGGCTTAGTCGATCAGGGAACTTCGGGGGTCGACGCAGATGCTTGGAACTTTGTGGCGAGAGATTCAGCTGGAGTTGAATTAGATCTTGCAAGAGGTCCAGCGCAGACAGCGACAGAACCTACAGTTATTGCCATCGGTGATACTCCGACCCTAATTCTTGCAGCTTCAGCAAACACTCATGGCGCGATTATCAAAAACATGGGAACTGCAATCGTGTTCATTGGAAAAAGTGGAGTAGCAGACACGACAGGAATTCCATTGCGTGGGGGTGTGTTGAACGACGACGCCAAGGGAGAAAGTGGACTAGCCGAACATGGTGATGACATATATGGAATTGTCACTAGCGGCACTGTAAATATTCGTCTTCAAGTTCGATCAAACTAATGAATAGATTCAAAGTTTTACCTGTCCTATTTCTTTTGCTGTGCGTCCCGGCGCACGCTTTACAAATTCAATCACCAGTTATAAGGGACCACGCAGACTTGGATGGTCTGACAACGGGAGATGACCACACCCAATATCAGAAGGAATCTGAAAAAGACGGAGCCAACGGATACGCAGGCCTTGACGGATCGGGTGATATTGCTGTGGGCGCGCTGCCTAATCATGCGTCGAATCATACTGATGGCACAGACGATATCCAAGATGGAACGGCTGCTCAGAAAGGTTTGGTGACAGCAACACAAATCACAAAGCTAGATGGTATTGAACCCTCTGCCAAAGATGACCAGACCGACGCTGAAATAAAAACAGCCTATGAAGCCAATCCTAATACGAATGAATTTTCAGACGCAGAGCAAACCAAGCTAGGCGGCGCAGAGGAAACGTCTAACAAAAATATCGCGAATGGATATGCTGGCCTGGATGTGTCAAGCAAACTCGATGGCGCACAGCAGGTTTATGGAACTGGATCAAACACAGCAGCGGAAGGAAATGATTCGCGTTTATCAGATGCCAGAGTCCCGACTGCCCATGATTTAGCTGGAGCAGAGCACAACGCGGATACTCTTGCGGATTTGAATACAAAGGTTTCCGATGCCACATTGATTGACACAGGCGATTCCAGGTTGAGCGATGCGCGGACCCCGACTACCCACGATCTCGCAGGGGCAGAACATGCCGCAGATACTTTAGCGGACCTAAATTCTAAAGTTTCTGATGCCACTCTGATTGATACGGGGGACACAAGGATTCCGATACAGGGTGAGAATGACGCCTTGGTGGGATCAGCCGGTACGCCTTCGACTAGCAACCCATATCTTACCGATGAAGACAACAGGATCGACATACATTGGGATCTAAAGACCGCAGGCGAGGGGTCGTTTGAAGTCTTTGCAGGTACGCCCGGCATAAAGTCACCAGACTGGGACAGCGGAGACCTCATGGGATATATTTTGGTCACTGGGTCCGCAGTTGATGACCAAGGTGGCGTGGTTTACGAGTTCGTAATTCCAGAGGGCGTCACGGACCTTACTGAGGTTAGTTGCACCGGCAAGCTAGGTGTCGCCTCTCAGGACGCCATCACCGTTCGCGTCAAGAGGGAAGACGGAACCCAAGTAGATACGGGTGGGCCTCATCAAATAACAGCCGCTGTGGAAACCCTTCTTGTGATCAACACTTTTAGCGGTGAAACCTTTGTTCCTGGGACAAGATTTATTATCGAAGTTGAGTATCAGGGAGATAATACGGAAACTGGATCCATCGGAAGTTGCCTGGTGGAAATGGCTAGATAGTAGGACCATGAAAACCTGGATTTATATTCCTGCAATTATTGTTAGCCTCTTTTTGGCGGTCCCTGCTCATGCGACTGTTAGTGTTTTGGGCGCGGATTCATTAGGTCAAGGCAACGTATCGACCATCACGCTCAACACCACGATGCCCGTTGGCGAAAACACTCTTATGATTGCAATTTTTCATCTTGAACTTGGACAATCCGTCACAACTCCTAATCCCACGTGGAACACAACAGAGACTTTTACTCTGGCCAGTGTGATCGATGCGAGTCCAGAAGATAATACTGAAATTTGGTATTTGGTCGGCCCTACCCAGGGGACGTTTGATTTTGTGGGAAATATAACAGACAGCAATAATCACATGGTCGGCTTGATTTTTCTTGAGGGCGTGGATGGCTCCGATCCAATTGGAGCTACCCCAGCAGGAGTATTCAGCGTTGGAACAACGGACAGCGTGACCATTACCACCACGGCGGCGAACAGCATGATTGTCGATGGCGCATCCTGGGGGGATAATAACTCGGTCCTTACTGAGGGGGGGAGCCAAACCGAACAGTATGAAGTCGGCGGTACTGGTGGCGGTCCTTCCTTTTCAAAAGTTCAAGGCGCGGCAAGCACCAGGCTAGTTACTACCGCCCAGCAATATATCAATACCTATACAAGCACCATAAGCGTAAATTATTCCTATCTTGGAATTGAAGTCAAAGAAATGGTAGACGCTGGCGGGGAGCATCAAGACCAAGTGACCGCAGGAGTCCACCAAGACGTAGTAACTGGGGGAGTCCATCAAGACGTAGTGAACGGACTCTAATGCCTGACGAAAAGCCCGATAAGTTTTTCAAGAGAGCTAGACAGAAAGTAGTTCCCCAAATTCCGATGGCTGAATTTTTCAAGATCATGGTATGGCTTGCAGGTTTTGGGGTGCTTATGACTCAGGCTGGAAAAGGTTTGGATGCTATGCACATAAATATTGACACGCCTGTGGGTCAGATCTACAAGAACAAAGATCATATCAAGTGCATCGAAACAAACATGGAAGATCTAAGAATTAGAGCCAACATGCTCTTGAAGTTTCACGGTCTAACTATCCCCGATTCCCCCGAACCTATGCACCAAGATGAATAGCAGCGACATATTCCAGCAGGATTTAGCTTGGGTTCTCATGCACGAAGGGGGAATTTCAGACCACCCCGACGATCCTGGCAAGCTCACTGTCAAGGGCGTAGCCCAGGCGAAGCACCCCGACCAAATAGCGTTGTGGTCTAGAGTCATGGAGCTCATTTCTAGGGATCTAGGCGACCAGCTGATACTGGCCGACCCTGAAATCAACAAATATATAAGGGAAATCTATTGGGATCTCTACTACAAGCCTTTGAACTGCCACAAAATGCAGGCTCCTATTTTCAGACGCAAGGTTTTTGATACTGCGGTGAATGTCGGCCGTCGTAGGTGCGCTCGATGGGTCCAACGAACCCTCAATCTATGTGACAGAGGATCCAAGTCAGATGGTCTCATCCTCGATGGTGGACTTGGACCTACAACGCTGAAGGTTTTGAACAAATATTCAGCCGAAGACGATTTCTTGACTAAGCAAGTCACAGGTTTTCAGATGGCCCACTACCAAAAGATTTCGGAAAGGACCAAGAGGTTCGAGGTCTTCATTCGTGGGTGGACTAACAGAGCCTTCGAGGGTGTTCTTGGAAGTATGAAGGCTAACGATCATGCGCTGGCTGACATCGTGACAGACGAAGACATGGAAGCCTCACTGATTACTGGCCACAAAGTCTTTGGACCCTTAGAACCTGCCTGGGGTTGATGCAGTCTGGAAAAGAAGAAATGCAATCTTTCAAAGTTCGAGGGTATGGATCCGAAGCAGCAAAGCACAAAAGTGGATCCACCCAAGCCGATCAGCGCCGAAGAAATGAAACGGATCCGCAAGACCATCATCAATCACGATCCGAACCCAGAGGACATTCGGCCCAAGTCTTGGGAAGACAAAGTGGACGAGGAAGCGGAATATGGATTTAGATAAATCGAAAGGTGGTATCAGATGGCAATAGAGGCAAAAGCGCAGACGGCCATGAACGGGCTGTCGAAAAAAATGGGTGTAGCAGGCATATTTCTTGGCTGGTTATTTTTCATATGCACCGCGCCTGATTTGCAGAGGGTTGTTCTTGGATCCATAGTCACTGTCCTATTTATCATCGTTACTTTGTGGCGACAGACTGTGGACATGAAAGCCAATCCTAAATCTGTGGACTTGACCAAGACTTTGATGGGGCGAATGTCAGCGGCAATGGCAATGGCTGGTGGTTTTCTTACAGGCCTTTTTGCTTCCAACATTTCTATGGAACTAAAGATGTGGGGTGGATTCTCTGTTGTTGTATCTTTCCTAATCATGCAGGGAATTTATGACACAGTGAAGGCAAACCTAAACAGCCCAAAGCAAAATGAACGAAGAACAAATTCAGGAAGATTGCTCGGCGGTGCACCACCTCCACCTATAGAAGAATGAAGATCCTGTCTTTCCTTAGTAAAAAGGTAATTCTGTGGGTGGCTGGCATTGGGCTGGCCTCTGCGCTTGCTTTCTCTGGGGCCCAGTGCCGTCGCATTGAAAAGCTGGAAGTCGAAAACTTGGAACTGCGATCCAAAAATTCAAAGCTTGAATTTCAGGTGGAAACAAAACAGGCCGAGATTGAAACGCATGAACTGATACGGCAAGGACCAGAGGCCATTGCCTCCGCTACCGACAAGATCAAATTGAATATCAAGCCCAAGAATGGCGCGACTCCAATTCCTTCTAAGGTGATAGAGGATGACGGCGTGACTGTCATCACAGTGGATCCAGAACGACAGGCCGAGATCGTAAAGAAGGCCGAGCTAACCGAGTCAAAAATACTTAGGATCGGCGAGCTTGATGAGGAAATTATTGAATACGATAGGCTGTTGAAAAAAGCTAGACGGACCCGAATGAGAAACACAGTCATTGGCGGCCTCATTGGAGTCGGAGTTACAATCGTAATCGTGAAAATTATTAGTAGGAAATAGACCTGCGTGTGACAGGAAAGGTGACCTCGGCGGGTCACTGTCTGTTCTTTTCCCAGCTGGATCCTGAAAAGGGTTCAGCTGGGTTTTTACTTAAGCTCGATATCCCGAATAGCTCTAGAATCGCGTAGGAGCCTCGCCACGGTTCCCAGCCAGTCTCAGCTATAAGCAGTCAAGAACAGTCGTTCCCTACCCTTAGACGCTATCCATGCAGATATTTCGGCAAGTTTTGAGATCTCGTGGGCCAGAATGGGTGACCGACCACATAATCAGCTGATTGATGATTGTAGTATTCCCTATGGGGTTGACTATAATCAAGGAAAAGAGTAAAGTAATGACAGATGAGACACAACACAGCACAAAAAAAGGAGACAGCATGAAAATAGAAGACGCAGGCCACGCCGTCAGGGTCTTAGAAGCCCTTGTTGAGCAGGGAGACAAAACAATATTAGAAGCCAGCACAGGCCCTTGGTTTATAGAGTGCAATGGTTGGCTATCCCAGAGATTGCCTGGCCCAAGCGCAAAAGGACTTGGTGCCGCTGTCACAGATGAGGAATTGAGTAAAGGAGATGGCAACCTCATAGCCGCATCAAGATCCCTAGTCCCTGCCCTAGTCGAAGGTGCCAAGGCGGTGCTGGATAGATACCGAACCACAAAAATGGGCATAGGTAATGATCCTCTATCGGCTAGGTTGCAGGAAGCCGAGTTCAATATATTTTATTTGGCGAAAGCCTACGCCCCAAGGATGGCAGAGGCAGGGATGAAGGTTCCGGAATGATTGATTGGGAAGAGTTGTACCAGGAACGGCGGCAAGCAAAGATGGCAAAGGAACCCCAAACCTATATATGCGAAATCTGTAAGGAAAAGATAAAGGATTATCTCAGAGAGCTTGTATTCGTTCACAACAGTCATATGCATTGGTCATGCTGGACGGATAGCGTTATAAAAAAGAATGGGATAGACCGATGACCCAGAGCAAGAATCAGCACAAGCGCAGGACGAAATTCGGCGCGCTCGACTGCGCCACAAGATTATTGAAGGATCATAAGTACGTTCAAATTATTCAGTCTGACAACTTTTTCATTATTGAGACAGAGCACATGAAGCCTCTGCCAGGGCAGCATCTGATTTATTCGAGGCGACAGGTATGAGCGCGATACTTGAGAGGGAGTGGGGAGAATCGGAGCCATGGTATCCGAGCGCAAATCAAGAGAGGGCATTCGAGAGCGCGATGAATACTCGAACATCTGACATCGAATACGCACGAGAGCAGGTGCTTGAATATCTACATCTAGAAAGTTCGGACGTAGATTTTTGGGAAGGCGACGACCCCGAGGAAATCGAGGATCCAGAATACGACGATCACGAAGGCACCTATTATTTTAGGCATCCGGTTTATGTTCGGCTGATCTGCAACGACGGCCGCTGCTTTCATTTTACAGATGGACAAAGAGGTCCAACACAAGAAAGGGAAAGAACAGGTGGGTGAAATAGCAGACAGCATCATTGAAGGCGCGTTTTGTCAGGTGTGCGGTGAATATATGGGCGAGGGTGACGGATACCCAAGAACCTGTGCAGGCTGCGCTGAAGATGATGACATGTCAGATTTAGTCAAGGTAGAAACCAGTCCAAAAGTAAAGCGTGTCGAATGGGCTACGGAAAAGCTCGAAGCAAAAGGCTGGGACATCGAGCCGGGTCCAGATAAAACAGCAATAAAAATCTGCAGCCCGACAGGTCGATGGTTCAATTTCTGGCCCTATTCGGGATGGTTTACAGAAAAAGGCTCTGGCGTACAGGGTCGAGGCTTCGCAAATTTGCTAAGAGTCGAAGCTGGCGAAAAACAAAGATCGAAACAGCAGGAGGGAAAAGCTTGATTATAGGGTTGATTATGATAAGATATCAATATGAAAAATAACACGGATGATTTTAGCCTTCCTACCCTAAAGTGCTTGCATTGTGGGCATAGGTGGCCACCGCGAAAGCCAGAGCTACCAGCTGTATGCCCCAAATGTCATTCGGCTAGATGGAATAGGGAGAAAAAAAGGAGCAGGAATGTCACTAAGTAAAGCTGTCAACACGCAGCGTTTTCTCAGGGCGAGTCTATACGGGCCTTCGGGTTCGGGTAAGACTCTCACGGCTTTGATCCTTGCGGAAGCACTCGCAAAGAAAGAAGAGAGCAGAATCGGTATGTGGGATTCGGAACATGGTTCCGACTTTTACACCGAAGCAGTCCAGACTAGGGCTTGTCATCCAGGTGCGTTTGATTTCGACGCCGACTATGACAAGTCCCTGACTGGAATCACGAAGTTAGTAAAGAGTATCGACGGCAAGACTCACAAGGTTTTCATCTGTGATTCGATGACCCATATTTGGGAAGCCGCGCGAAACTCTTACAACGGCCCAACTGGTCCGGGTGGTCAAATCCCGATCCACGCTTGGGGTCCAATCAAAGCCAGATACAAAGCCATCATGGATTCGCTACAGAACATGAAGGCCCACGTAATCATTATTGGCCGTGAGGGTGTGGAGTACGGCGAAGGTGAGGACGGCAAGGACGGCGTGATTGGAAAACGCATGAAGGCCGAATCCGAAACCGAATACGAAATGAACATGAGTATCCGTATGGAACGGGTCGGGCAGAAACGGCGCAAGGATGAATTTGCAGTCCGCGCCATTGTTGAGAAGGACAGAACGGGGATCATGCAGGGCAAGGTTATAGTGAACCCCACATTTGAAACCCTACTTGAGCCAGTCATGCGGATGCTGACGGCTGAAAAGCAGGGCAAGATCCAAACGGCTGCAGAGATCGAGCGCAAAGACGCGCAGCACTTCGCAGACACAGACCACAATACGGAGTCCAAATCAGCAGAGTTGTTGTTGGGCTTTCGTAAACAGTTGAACAACGCGAAGTCGCTAGATGATCTGAAGCTGGTCAATAAACAAATCAAATCCAAAATTCCTTCGATGACACCGAATGACATTTCAAGTCTTCGGCATCAATACGGGGAAATTTCGGACAGATTCAAACAAAGTGGCGACAAGAACAAAGAAAAAGGCCAGCTGCTCATGGACCTAGAGCCAATCGTTTTGGCTATGGATCCGGACAGATACAAAAAGCTGGTTGGAATCGCACTCAAGGGCAGGAATCCTGAGTGGTCAAATGGATTTACAGTAGTGGACCTGCGCGCATTGACGCGTGCGATCCAAGAGGAATCGCCGACACAACAAACACTAGAGCCAGCACAGGCCTAGAGGGGAACAAAAAAAGAATGGAAACCGCAATAGCACTAGCCGAAGAAACCGGAAAGGGAATTGCCACAGTCCAAGATGACATCAACGGGCTTGCAATTTTTACAGACGAGGGCCTGCAGAAAGCCTCCGGTATGTTAGGAATCGTCAATGGGTTGCTGAAAGAAATCGACTCGACCTTTGACGAGCCGATCAACCTAGCCTATCGAGCGCATAAGTCCATGACTGGGAAAAAGGCTCTGCATGCTGGCCCGTTGAAGCAAGCGAAACAGATTCTAGTTGGCAAGATCGGAACCTATACCACAGAACGCGACGCGAAGATCGCGGAGGAAAAGAGGCTGGCCGACGAGGCTAGAGAAAAAGCCGAAAGAGATCAACGCGAAAAAGATGAGGCAGCGTTGCAGGCTGCAGCCGACGCAGAAAAAGAGGGCGACACAGAAAAAGCTGCAGAGATTATGGAAACTGCAGCCCAGGAAGTGCCAGCCCCACCACCTCGATACGAGTCCAAGCCAGCGCCTAAGACTGCAGGAATGTCTGTGGGTGTGACTTGGTTCGCCAACGTCGTTAGCAAAATGGATCTATGCAAAGCCATCGTAGAGGGCAAAGTGGATCCAGATTGTATTGAGCCGAACATGAAATTTCTCAATGCAATCGCAAAGGCCAAAAAGAAAACAGAGCTAGGAATCGCTGGCGTAGTAGGGACGACCAAGCCGAGAGTTTCTGGCAGGTAAATCATGGAGTGCGTGAGCTGTGGGTCCACCTCTAATCTGGAACTTTGGAATGAGTGGGAATATCTCTGCCCGAAGTGCTGGACGAAAATCGAAAAACGTAGAGGGGGCCTGCAGCCGTCATGCGCCTGCCGGACATTCAATGTCCCTTGCCACGACTTTATTTTATTGCGAGGTTCTACAGTTTGCAGAACCGACGCCCACGCGCCAAGATGCCACAAACAATATGCCAATGGCGAATTCAAGCCAGCGGAAGCAAAAAAACAGTGGGAAAGAACTAGAAGGAATTACAGAATCAGAGGCAATCCCGATGATTAGACTTTTCAAGACTTTTCATAAAGATTCTTCGGAGTCTCGCCACAGACTGGAGGGCGACGGAGCGGAATCTAAAAGAGGCTGCGCTGATTCATAAAGACCAGATGCTTTTTGGGGATGGGTACCAGCGCAGATTTTTTGATTTTCGAGGTCGTCTACATATCCGTAGAGTGAAGCAGAAAATAGTAAAGACAGAACATGGATACCAAGCGATCCCACCCAAAGGATTCGATAGCTGATGGATATGTTTACGCGAGAGAACGTCAACAAAGATCGGATCCACAGAGAACGCATGGCTAAATTGAAAAAGAGACCTCGCTGCGGACAGTGCAGGGGTCTAGGTTCAGTGAGCAATGGAGAGGGCGGCATGAAGCCATGCCCAAACCATATCCACAAAAAAAGGAGCAGGTATGGACAGTAAGGTTGTTTATAGGAAATTTATTATTGACTGCACGGTAACGAACACAGGTTTTTCTGTCACCGTTGGGTACAGAGATGGCGACATAATCGCCCAGCAGCTTGGAGTGGCAGGGAAACTAAAAACCATGATGGAGTGGGCCAAAAGAACCGTCGATACTCATATCGAAATCAAAAGTCAACTCCATAAAGAATTGAAAGATCTGAAATTAGATTGGGTTCAGGAGATGCCCTGGTGAGAGATCCACAAAAACAGTACAGCACCTTGAAGCCCTCCAAGGTTTGGAGCAATAATCCAAAAGAGCCTAAGCCCATGCGTAAAATTGCACTGAAAAAATGGATCCGGTATGAACGCGATCGCGGATGGGTTCGGCTTGTTTATGCAGACTGGCTCGAAATTGAAACTTGGAGCACGCCCGATGGGGAAGTGCCCTGCCCAAAGTGTGGTCGATCTTTTCTGATGAAGGAAATTGCATTAGATCACATTGGGAATCGCGACGCATTTCCAGGGCTTTCAAAAAATCCGCACAACTGGCAACCCCTATGCAAATCCTGCAATGAACAGAAGTTTGAACACGATCACGGCGAGAATCTTTCTCAAAGAAATATTGATTATCGGGGCCATAGCTTGATGCTGTATATGGATTTGCGAGTGCGATCCGATTGGGACGAAGTTGGTGAAGGGGCTTTTTATCCAGATGTAAATTGTGGCGTGTGGATCAAAACAAAATCAGGGCTTACAGTGAAGGGCAGGAATGCAAGCTAGAATAATTTTCGTGTTAGGATGCAGGGCAATAAAAAAAACCCTTGGGAATGTTGCCCAAGGGTGGAAAAGATTGTCGGTCACGACCCGACCCCTGAAGGATACCACAAGGGATTGGGCTCACGCAATGGGTATCTACCAGGGAGAGTACAAATCGTGTCAAAACCCAATTACCAAATGCATCCAGTAGTCCAGAAAAAGCTGTTAGGACGGCTTTTAGAATACGCAGTTTTGAAAGCTATATTCGCCCATCAGAATTCTTGCAAGTCTCTGGTGAAGCTGCCCAAACATCCTTCGACCTGGGGCTGGGTGGTTCGAGCTGAGATTGCCCATCGCATGGGATTCAAAGAATGCAACAAAACTCTATCGAGAAAAATCAGAAAAGCCTTTTTGTGGCTCGAGGAAAAAGGATATTTGAAAAGTCTAATCATCGGGATTGCCTCTGATTCTGTAATTCCTTCTAGTTCTTTCCCACTGTTTTTTTGCTTCCGCTGGCTTGAATTCGCCATTGGCATATTGTTTGTGGCATCTTGGCGCGTGGGCGTCGGTTCTGCAAACT